GATCATGTGGATGGCTACGGGTACGGTGCCCTCTGGCTGGGGAGCGCCGAAGTCCGCGGTCTGTTGTGCGGCGGTGTAGACGACGATCGGTGCTGATGCAGTGAGCGTGCGCACCACCGACGAACCGGAGAGGATGTCGATCTCGTACGCCTCGACGGGCTCATCCAGCGGTACGTGCCAGCCCCGGTACAAGCGCGCGCGGCGCACCCAGGTGATCGTCAGGTCACCGCCGGAGCGGGATCCACGGATGCGCACCGGCGAGAGCGGCCGCAGGCTGTTACCGGCAGCTGCGAACGTCTGCGACGGCGCATCCGCGATCGGCTGGCCACCGGTCACCGCTTTGTAGAGCCGCGCGGCGCCGAGCTCACCGGCGGGCAGCGCGAGTGCCCGCAGCGCCGGAGACAGCAGCACCACGCGATCGCCCACAGCATGGCCCGCGATCGCGCGCTCGGTGCCGATGCGACCGCGCAAGAGCGTCGAGAGCTCCCACTCGCCCGGACTGACGAGCACAGCGTTGGCGAACTGGATGATCTCGTCACCGATCGCCACCGCGTTCGCGCCGTTGTAAACGGCGAGCTCGCTCGCCGAGCTGAACGTGCCGGAAGTCAACGCGACGCGCACGGTATCCGCGCGATCCCAGCGATTGCCGCCGCTCCAGTCGCCCAGCACTGTGGTGGTGGCGCCGAGCGTCGCGCGCCCGCGCGTTGCGAGCACCGAGTCATAGCTCGCGCCGCCGTCGACCGACTTGTAGATCGCGGCGCCTGGCCACGCATCCGCCGCCCTGGCCGGCGCCACCGCACCATAGATCACCAGCGCATCGTCCTCGGGCCGCAGCGGCGGCAGATCGAGGAGCGCCAGCACGCTGGTCGAGAGCATGCTCGGTGCGACCTGCGCGGGCGCGGCACCGCGGCCGGTCCCACCGTAGCGCACGTCGACCCACGAGACGTCCTCGATCACGCCCTCGAGCTCGACGAGCGGCCGCGCGCTTGTGCGCTTGTCGATACGCATGCGGCGCAGCTCGCCGTCGGCAAAGGGCACGAGGATCGCATCCGATGGCTCCAGATGCTCGTAGGCATGCGTGAGCTTGATCGCGAGCGAGTTGCGCGCGGCGTGCGCGTGCAGAAGGTTCGCCCACACGATGGCGCCGGCCTCGGCATCCGAGAGCACGATCGGCAGCTCGATGCGCGCCGGCGCGCCCGCTTGCGTGGCCTGGCGGCGTGCCGTGCTCACGCCCACGTCGTAGTTGGCGGCCGCATCTACATAGGAGAGCGTGAGCTCCGCAGGCGCCTCGACGTCCGGGATCATCTCGGCCTCACGCGCCGGCGGCGGGTCGCTCGAGCCGGACTGGAATACGTGCGCGCCAAGCTCGCCGGCATCGATGGTGGCCACCGGGGCCTTGCCGCGCTTGCGCCAGGCGTAGCTGAGGCCGCTCTCGACACCGTCGAAGAAGTACGCGCTGCGCAGCTGATCGATCACCGCGCGGCCGGTCGACTGTCGCGTGATGCTGTAGCCGGCGATCGAGTCGTCGAGTTCCGTGGTATCGATGCTCGCGGGGTCCATGCCGGAACGTATGCAGGTGCGCTCCACGAGTTCAGCGAGCGAAATCGGCAGGCCGCGCGGGGCGCCGCCGAAGCGCGCATAAGTGAAATCGGTCAGGCTCGTGTCGTTCCACGCAAGGAAAATACCCGACTCGCTGGGCAGCACGATGACCTGGTTCAAGTAGGCCGCCGGCGTGAACGTATACATGGCGGTGGCCATGCTTCCGGTGAGCACGTCGAACCGATCGATCGACCCGAAGCGCACCGCGTGCCAGATGCACTGCCCGATCGGATCGTAGGACACCACGCCTGTCGTCTCGGCCGTGGAGTAGATCGTGGCATCGAACGCACGCGAGCCGATGATGTCGCCCGTGATCGGGTTGATGCGAGCCGCGACGGCTGAAGCGCCGTTGCTCGCGAGTACGACGATCTCGTCTCTGACCGCGTCATACCAAGACCGTTTGATACCGGTGTAGTAGATCGATAGATCGATCACATCGTAGTCGGAGCCGACACCGGTGTGCCGGTAGATCTTGTTTGCGTAGCGCGCGAGGATCGCGCCGTCGTTCGCGATGCCGACCGCGATGTTCCCGCTCAGGAACCGGGTGGACACAATCCGCGTCTCGAGGACCGCGCCATTGAGCTTGTTGATGCGCCACCAGGCATAGGCGGCATGTGAATAGACCCACAGCGAGCCGGAGGCCGAAAAGGCGAAATCGGCAGAGGTGTTCGGCAGAGTCGCGGCGACAACCTGATTGCCGGCCATGTCGTATGCCCGAATCGCAGAGCCGGCGCGCAGCCACACCGTATCGGAGGTCGGGTCGAAGAGGATACCGCCGATGCTGCTCCACGACAGCGGGATCGTGATCTCGCCTGTCAGCACGCCATCCGACTCGCGGATCGTGCGCAGGCGCACATCGCCGGATGCGATGCGCAGCACCGCGAGGTAGCCGCGAGCCCGCACCGTTGTCGGCTCGCCCGCGTTGTGAAAATTCCCCGACGTGTACACGTTGCTCTGCGTCGCACCGCCGGCGATATGCTCGGCGACCTCGACTTCGATGGTCGGCGGTCGGTTGCCAGAAAAATCGAGCTGCAGTTCTTCAAGCATGATCGTGAGGTAACCGAGATGCGCAGGCGCGATTCCTACCGCGGCCTCGTAGACCGGATCGGGCAGCTGAGCGTCTTGGCCGTCGTACCACCGCACGTTGCCGCGCTGGATGAGTTGGTCGTCGACGACACCGTCGGGCGTGCCATCGTGCGACCATAGCAGCCGGCCGTTGGCCCAGATGTGTAGCGGCGTGCGTGGCTCGCCCTCCGGCGATTCGCAGGCCTGGACGAGCATGTTAATAGCGTAGTGCCACTGCGTCGCGCCACCGCCGCCCTTGCCGCCGACTTCTTCCGAGGATTCGATGAGATCCGAAAACCAGAGGAGGTCTGCGGTGACTCGGACCGTCGCCGCGGTGATCGGGATCATCTGGCCGTAGGCGCCGGCGCGCACGCCCTTGTCGGCGATGCGCGGGCCGTCCGGCGCGTCAGGCGCGAACAGCATCGATCCGATGACGGAGCCGGCCATCCACCCCCAACCGGCCGCCGTCATGCCGAGAAAGGTCGCTGTTGAGGCAATACCAGCTGCGGCAGCGGCCGACCCGGCAGCCCATGACGCCACGGCAGCGACGGCGAGCTGTGCCATCAGGCGACTCCGGGCACGGCGTACGCCGCCACGATCCGGCGCCGCCAGGACCGGGGCAGCGCAGTCTCGACTACACGGCGGGCGCCCGCGTAGGCATGCAGGATACCGCGGTCGGTGAGGATTCCGACGTGCTGCGGATCGTGATTGAAGCGAGAAAGCACCAGGTCGGCCGGCAGCGCGCTGGCCAGGTCGATCCGTCGGGCCCGCGCATCCAGCTCGCGCATGAGCATGTCTGCGTTCGGCGTGCGACCATAGCCGCTGATATCGTAATCGGTGAGCGCGAGCGCCCAGCAGGTCACGAGCACGAGCCCGATACAGTCCACGCCGTACCGGTTGCGCCCCTGGTGCACCCAGGGCACGTCGATCCAGCTGCGGGCCTCGGAGAGGAACGCTGCGCGCGTGATAGTCATCGCACCGGCCCCTTGATCACGTCGTCGGACACCGGCTTGTAGGGTTCGCCCCGAAAACGGCGCTGGTTTCCGAACCGCGCGTTGCAGATGACGATGGACTGATCGCAGCCAGCGGGCAGATCGAACGTATCGCCCACCTCGGGCAGCGAGAACATCTCGAGCATGAGCGTGAGCGTCGTGCCGTCGCACTCAGCGACCTCCATCTGCAGCCCAGCATTCGGGCCGGTGAGCCAGGCGAGGAGGCCGTGCTGGAAATAGCTGGGGTCTCCCCCGGGGACCGTGATGCCGCTCGCCGTGACGACGCGCTTGCTCGTGACCGCGGTGACCGTTCCGGTTTGCGTGTATGCGGCCAAGTTGACTCCGCATCGCACGTCGCCCAGCGTCGCCCTGCACTGCGGCTGCACGAGCTCTCCATAGGGCTGCTGCAGCGGCGCGGTGGGCCCGAGCAGCTCGGCGAGGAATGCGCCGCCAGTGGCCTTAACGTGGCCGAGCGTGCCCCAGCGCAGCGGGTCGATGCCTGCGGCCAGGTTGTCCCACAGGATCTCGCCGACGATGAAGCGCGCGCCGGAGAAGTTCCCGGCAAGTAGATCGCGCTCGGTAATCGTCGAGCTGTCGAATGCGCCCTGCACATCGAGGTCGTCCACTGTAAGGTCGCCGCTGGCCTTGATCGTGGATGCATCGAAGCTCGCCGTAGAGGCGTACCTCTCGCCGCCGATCTCCAAATCCGTGTCATGCTCGGTGAACCGCAGCACAACGCCGTCCCGGCGCTCGATACGCCAGACCTTGCACAGGCTCGACGACGCCGACTGGCGCGCCGCCGTAAACGCAGGATCGACGGCTCTCATTCCCCGATCACCTCGATCAGCGAGAGCGCGTCGCACCGAAAGAGCAGGCCGGCCCGGAGATTTCGGTTGATGGCGCTCCAGGAGAGCCGCGGCTGCATGAATCGGACGGGCACATGGAACTGCGCGCAGGAGGCCTCGACGAGCGCGCCGTCGGCCGGCGCCGTGGCGAAGACGATCTCGCCGGTCAGTCGGCTCGCCGTCCAGCCGCTCAGTTGCTCGGTGCCGTTGACCCACACTCGCACGCCAGCGGTGACCGGCCGCGTGATCGGGCGATCGTAGGCCTCTGTGCCGATCGCATAGCTCTTGACGAGCTGAAACGCGAGTGCAATGCCATCACCCATGCCGATCGCCTGACGTGCCGCAGAGTCATCGGCGAAATCCCGGAAGGCGAAGCTGTGGTGCGCGCCGCGCATCGCGAGGAACCACTGGTGGATGCCATCGCGCTCGCTGTGCGTGCGCGCAGGAATCGACAGGTCCCAGCTGCGGCGCGGATGTTCGACCGGCAGGTTGCGTACCTCGCGCCGGTTGATCGATTCGACGATCTCGTTCTTCCAGTCGTCGCTCGCGACCGCGCCGTAGGCGTACTGTTCGGGAAAGATCGCGTCGACGAAACTCATCGGAAGCGCGCTCCGCGCGAGGCGATCGACGACAGGCGAGCGGCGATCTGGCCCTCGGATCGACGAAACGATTCGACGTCCGGCGTCGCGATGTTAATGATGATGGGCGGTGCCTCGCCCGGCGAGGCGAGCTTTTCGTTCGGCACGATGGTCCCGCTCGTGACCGGCCTGAACAGCTCCGGCCCGCGCTCCCCGACGAGGAAAGTCCCGCCCGGCCATACGTCACCGCCGCCGGCGCGGCGGCCGGCTAGGCCTGCAAGCATCCAGTCGTCAGCGCTCGTCATGCCGGGCGAGAGCCCGCTGCCCAACCCTGGACCGCCGCCGCCCGTGCCGCCGCCGGCGCCGCCGCCCAAGAGCAGAGACAGGCCCTGACCGAACAACCCGCCGAGGCTGCCGCTCTTGTCGAAGTCGCCGAAGAGTACGCGAGACAGGTTCACGGCCAGCGCGTCGGCCATCATGCGATTGAGGAGGTCGAGCCAGCGTTGGCCGATGTCGTCGAACCTTCCGCTGAGCACGTTGTACGTCTCATCGCCCAGATGCGTCTGGATGTTGCGCGCGGTCTGCAACGTGAATTCACCGAGTTCGTCGAGCGGCTTTTTGGCTGCGAGGACTGATGCATGAAATGCCTCGATCGCGGCCACCCCATCCTTACCGAACGATTCGGTCGAATGCGTGAGCTGCTGCACGGCGACGTCGTACTGCTCGACCTTGATCGCGCCGTCGAAGTACAGCTGGTCGAGCCACTGCAGCGTGAGCCCGTAGTCCTTCGAACGCTTCTCGATGTCGGTGTACAGGCCGATCGCGGCGATCAGCGTGCGCTGCTCGTCGGTCATGTCGATCGGCGTCATATCGCGCTTCGCCTTGCTGCCGCCCAATAGGCTGAGCGGCTTCGCGCGCGGCGCAGGCGTCGACCCGCCGAGGGCGGTCATGTCAGCGTTGATCGCCCTGTCGCTGAACTGATCCCGGAGCTTTGTCAGCTTGGCGAGCCGTGCCTCGAGGTCTGCCAGGCCGTCTGTGCTGAACAGCCCGGTCCACTTGCCAGACTTCACATCCGCAATGCGCCGCTGGACGTCCGCGATCTTCTCGTCCAGCGTCATGAAACCCTTGATGTTGGCCGCGATATCGAACGCGTCGATGAAGCCCAGCCCGGCCTCGCGAGCATCGAGAAAGCGCTGGGTGACATCCAGAAGCCCTGGGAGCAGACCCTGCACCAGTTCGATCTTCAGGCCCTCGATCGCCTTAGTGAGTCGCGTGATGCTGTCGTTGAAGGCTTCGGCTTGCAGGCCAGCGCGCGTCGATACCGTGACACCGAATGCATCAGCCTCGGCGCCGGCGTCCTTCAGCCCCTGTGCACCGTCCTTCAGCAGTGGAATCAAGGTCTGGAACGACCGGCCGAAGATCGTCATCCCGAGCGTGACGATCTCCGGTGAGCCTTGGAATTTCCTGAACTTGTCGGCGAAGTCGAAGAACACGTCCTTCGTGCCGCGCAGCGATCCGTCGGCGTTCTTATATGCGATCCCGAGCGCCTTGAATGCACGCTCCTGCTCGGCCGCCCCTTGGGCCGCGTCGCCTTGCGCCTTGGCGAGCTTGCCCATCGACCCCTGCAGGTCCTGCATCGACACATCGGCCAGGTCGGCGGCATAGGCGAGGCGCGAGAAATCCTCGGTCGGCATCGATGCGCGAGCCGCGGCCTTCGACAACTCATCCATGCGGTCGATGGTCGACTTGAATGCAATGGCCGCCGCCGTGGCGATGCCGGCGAGCGCCAGGCCGACCGCCTTGCCGGCCTTCTCGAACGCTTCGTCGATTTCCTTCGCACGCTGCTGGGCGAGCTTCGCGGCGCGCTTGGTGTCGGTCTCGAAGCTGCCCGTGCGCGCCAGCAGATCGACGACGATGGTGCCAAGGCTCATGTCATCTCACCGGAATGCCGAACGCAGCCGAGAGCGCGTCGATAGGCTCGGCGGGTTGCAGCCAGTCGAGCGCCTGCTCGAGCTTGGCGCCCGCGGAAGCGGCGATGAACGCGGCCGGCCGGTAGTACCGATGCCGGTCGTCGAATGGCCAGCGGCGATAGAACTCGATCCACGACTCGAACTCCGCCTGCGTCATGGACGCCTGCCATTCGGCGACCGAGCGCCCGCCGAGCGCCAGCGCGAGGACGTGCCAGAACCATTGCTCGCCGCCGGCCGTTATGCGTTTCCCTGCTCGCCTCGGCGGACGCGGTTCACGTCCAGCACCGCCTCGAACAGGGCGCTTGCGACATGCGGCTTGAGCTTGCGGGCCTGCTCGAGCGTGATCGCCGAGCTGCCGTCGGGCTCGCACAGGCTTGCCGCGATGAGGCGCACGGTCGCTTCGGACCGGACGTCGTCATCCTCGGATCGCTCGGCGAGGCCGAACTTGCGAAACTCCACCGCCGGCAACTCGCGAAAATGCAGGAGATGCTCGGTACCGTCGGCGAGCGTGACCTTGCGCTCGCGGATCTCGTCGGAGACGAAAAACGACTCGTACTTGCTCATGGCGCGAGCAGATCGATGGTCAGGCCGCCGCTACGCTGGATGGTGATGCTGCCCTTCCAGACGTTGTTCTCTCCGATGTCGACGTTGATGTCGGAGACGTAGCCCTGGAAGATCATCGAGGGCCGGGTCACCGAGGGCTGCATGACAGAGCCCACCGCCGTCGGCACCGGCGACCCGGGGCCATAGATACCCCACGAAACGACGTCCTTGGAGTCCTTGAGCGCGAGCACGGCCTCGTGTGCGATCTCGCCGGCATGGACGTTGAAGGCGACCGTAACCGCGCCTGGATTCCCCAGCCCGCCGAGGAATGTGTGGTCGGTGTCATTGTCGAGCGTAGTGGTCGGGATCTGGTCGGCCGGGCCGCCCAGCCCATTGATGCTCGCGGCGGCCACGACGCGCGACGTCGCCGTCGGGCCCGACGCCCAGTACAGCTCCGTCTTCTGGCTCTTGATGGGAGTGCCCATTTCAACTCCTTCAGAAACGAAAAGGCCGCCCGAAGGCGGCTGGTGGTGAAGCGGCGAGCCTCTATCGAGGCTCGATCCAGTCGAAGAGCAGCATCATTCGGAAGCGGCCGGTGGTGTCATCCGGCGTGCCCTCGAAGAGCGTCATGTGCGCGTGCGGCTCCATCGCATCGCGGACGGCCTTTCCCAGCGCTTCGAGCTGCGCGTCGTCATCCGACCAGCAGTCGACCTGCACGCGGCAGAAATCGTGGTCCGGCCCCTCGAAGGCGTTCTCCGGCGCACCCGAGATGGACCATGTGATATAGGGCACGGCCACTTCTTGCGGCGCGCGACCGTGTCGATAGATACGCGTGGCGACGAGCGCCGAGACCGCGGCATCTCCGATGAGCACCGGATAGACGAGCGGCAACATCAGCGCCTCGATGCCTTGCGAATCGCTCGATCGACGCCAATGCGCAGTTCGCGCACGACGGTATCGAGCGCGGCCTGGCGCTTGGCGAGATAGGCCGGCGTGAGCCAGGGCGTCGGGCGCTGCTTCTCGGTGCCGAACTCCAGGTACCGCCCCGTGGCGATCGTGCCGAGGTTGCGCCCCGGGTACTTCTTGCGCGCGAGCATCACCCGGAAGCGCTCGTTCGCGCCGGACCTCTGCGGGCGTGGATCGCGACGCACGACCACCGATTTCGCCAGTTGGTCCGTCGATACGTAGTGCGGGTCGTCCGAGACGATCGCGCGAATGTTTCGCACCGCCTCCTCGGCGATGACCTTCGCGCCCTTCCTGAGGGCGGTTTTCACCGGCCCGCCGGACTTGCTTACGATCTCCGGCGGCAGCGCCTGGAGCTTCGCGAGCAGGTCGTCCAGCCCGTGCAGCGTCTGCGTGTCATGCGCCATCACGCACCCCCGTGGAGACCGGCAGCGTCAGCCACTCGCGCCCGGAACGGGCGTCCGGGATCACGCCCTCGATGTCATACGCCGTCGCGCCGTGCAGCACGCGCATCGCCGCCGTGATGTCGTCGCGGAACCGGATCGTGATGCGCGCCGACACCTGCGAGTGCGCGGCCTGCGCGGCGATGAACTCGCGCGCGGATAGCGGCTCGACAGCGCCCCAGAGCGTGGCCACGTCCGCCCAGCCGTACGAGGTGGCGCCTGTGATCGGATCGCGCGTCTCGATTCGCCGCTGAATCGTGACGCGATGACGCAGACGCCCTGCGCTCATCCGTACACCCTCCAACGGTCGATGAGTCGATCGACGAAGGGACTGGGCTGAGCGGGCCGATCCGAAGCCGATTCGCGCGTGGCGTAGAGCGTGCCGATCGTGAGCAGCAGCCAGCCCTTGATTTCGGCTGGGCACTCGGCATAGCCGGCCTGGTAGGTCACCCGCACCGCGTTTGCTTCGATTCTGGCGCTCGGCCAGCTCGAGCCATAGGCGGGCAACAGCCAGCATGGCTCCTGCGCCTCGTCGAGGTAGTAGCCTGCTGGCGGCATCGTCTGCTCGATGCCGTCGACATCCACGTAGGCAAGGGAATCGATGGTCACGATCGGCGGCCATGGCAGCCGGATACCATCCGCCGGGAACTCGTCGATGGCGAGCATGAGCGTCTGCCGCGCGATCGCGCGCTCCAACAGATGTTCGCACTGTCCCCTCGCGGCGGAGATGAGAGAGGAGATGAGCGTGTCCTCGGCGTCATGCTCGACGCGCAGATGCAATTTCGCCTCCTCGAGCGTGACCGGCTCCACGGTCGGCGCGATGACGACTCTTAGGCCCATTGCCGCGGCCTCCGCTGATTGACGGCCTGCCGGCCGCGCTGCCCGGGCCGGCGCGCACCATGGGTTGCGAGCGGCGGCCCTGCCGTGGTGAGCGTCGCGCGTGCGAGCGCCCCGGCCAGCGCCGCTGCATTGAGCTGGATCTGCGTGAGCAGCATCCCGTCGGCCGCCGCTGCGGCGAAGGCACTCGCGCGCAGCGTCAGCCCGACATCCAGCGTGCCGGTGACCTGCGAGACCACCGCAGCGGCGCCGGCGACCAGAATGCTGGTGGTGAGCCCGCCCTCGGCGATGACGATCGCCTGCGCGTCGGCCTGCAGGGCGCCGCCGGCGCCCGGCGCGGTGAGGGCGCCCGTGGACGCGCTCGAGGCGAGCGCCG